GAAAATCCGAATTCCTTTAAATCCTATTTTCTGCTAAGAATATGTAGAGTATATAGCGCATATTACTTAGAGATAAAAGAAGAATTAAATATGTAATACTATATATAATACTATATATAATACTATATATAATACAATATATAATAGTAAATTTACTATTATTTCTGCGCGTATTTTTCTACAAAATTTCAGCATCCAATTTCGGATTTTCTGAATTTCTGAAAATCCGAAATTGATATATAATGTGTAATTAATATGTTCATAATAATTAATAATTATATAAATTTTATTTTATAATATAATAAATGATTATTCAACAAAATACATCACAATATAATTCACAAAATACATCACAATATAAATCACAAAATAAATCACAATATAAATCACAAAATAAATCACAAAATGAATTACATAATATATTACAAAATCAATCACAATATATATTACAAAATACATCACAATATACATCACAAAATCAATCAAACTATTATTATCAAAAAGTAAAGGTGGAAGAACTTTTAAAAAAAGCACAAAAAAAATTAAAATCTTATAAAAAAATACAAATTAAAGTAAAACGACAATTAGAAGCACAACAACAAAAACAATTTAAAACGCAACCTAATGAAAATTTATTATCATTTCTAAAAGAACTAGATAAGAATATAAAAAAATTACCCAAACATATTAATAAATTAAAAAGTCTAAAATTTAAATTGGATTATATGATAGAGTTGCAACAGTAATTAAAGATATACTAAGATTTTTTTCGTATTTATCTATATGTACTATATAGTTTATCATTCCGTTAATAACAGTTAATACAAGTTTTTTTTATACAAATAAATAAATTTATTATAAAACTAAATTTAATATAATCCCAAGAATAATGACAATTATACCTAAATATATCATTCTATGTTTATTATTTAAAAATGTTATAAATGAATTATATGTTATTTGGTTATTTGTTAAAAAATTAATGATATCTTTCATTGTTATAAAAATACCTATAAATATATCATATAACGACTTATTCATAAAATACTTAGATTCTATTTTTTTAGTTTGTTCGTTTTTAGCTAATTGATTTGCTAAATCCAATATACTTTGTTCTTTTTGAATTACTTCACTATATACATTTGATAAATCATTAGATAAATCACCACTTTTCAATAAATCTTTAATACGATTATATTCAGCAATATTAGCATTATCTTTTGATTTAATCATCTCATCAAATAATTGAAATCTATAATCTTTAATTTTAGAATATATCATATCTAATTCTTGTGGTGTTAATGTTTTTTGTTTAGCTATACGAATTAAATCTAAATATGTAAAATCATCAAAGGATTCATCATCTAAGCGTTTCATTATCAAGTTTTTTTCATCATCAGTCAATTGTTTAGATATATTAAGTTGTCTTGTATAACCGGGAACATTTAATTTTCGAAACATTAAATTAGTATCAACTAAACCTTCATCTTTAAATGAAACTTTATTATCATCAATAACTTCAATATTTTCATATATAGATGCTAAATTTCTTTCAATAATAGATAAAAATTTTTGAAATTTTATATTAATAGGTTCATCTGCTTTGATAGATACACTTGATTCATATGCTGCACTATTATATGTTATTGTATGTAAATTATCGGCATTAATTGTTGAAAAAAGATTAAGTGGTATATATATAATAAGATGATTAGGAATATGTGTAAAATAGTGATAATATTTTCCGTCTGAACTTGTTATACCTGCTTTAATATCGTCAGATACATTTTTCATAATATTATCAATAATTAGTTCGCGTTGTTTATTATCAATAATTGTTTCATCAAATTTATTTGGATTTTCAACTGAAATAGTTAGTGGTTTAATATCATTATCGAATGGTTCAATAAGAGCGGAATTAAATGCGATTAGAGACATTATTATTATATACAATATATAATTACTTGTTATTATTATTAATTATTATTATGAAATATAATATTTATATGTAAAAAATATATAAATATAGTATTTTTTATTTTATAAAAGATAAAAGTTATAAGAGATGTTTATATATATATATATTGAAAAAAAAATGCCTTTATGTAATATTAAATCATATACTATTAATTGATAATATTATAGTTAGTAGATATTATGTATCATATTAATAAGACAGATTATGCGAATGTATATAATTATATATCTGATACTATAAAAGAACCTTCAAATATATTAATAAATAATAATATATTAGATAAAATATCATTAAAAAATAAGGATGATATATTAGAAAAGGTTTTAATTTCTCTAAATATCGGTTTATGTGATTTATTTAATATATATCATATATTAGTTAAAGATTTTCACGACTTTTTAGATAAATTAATTTTAGATAATATAGAAAATAATAAAAATGAATATAATAAATATATAAAACTCTTAAAAGTGATAATTGGAAAAATTATATTGGAGTTATCACAATGGGAGAATGATAAACTTGATTTTATAAAAAAATATAAGATTAAAGAATTTAAAATATTATTATCTGATGAAAATATAACTAAATATAGTATAGAAAATATAAAATGTGTATTAAGAAGTATAATGAATAGATTTTTATATACAGAAATATTAATTAATGATATTAATAAATTATGTTTAGAAGATAAATTTGCTTTTACAGATAGTTCATATTGTTATATATATAATAAATTATTTTATTATGAAAGAAAGTATATTCGTTCATATCTTCAGCAAACAAGTATTAAGAATAGTAATACTGTATATAATTTAGAGAATATTAATATGATTAAAGATAAAAAATATAATATATGGTTGCAGCGATATACTTTTAATAGTATATGTGAAAGAATATTAGAAATAATGAAATATACTAATAAATTATCATACGATATAAATATTTTGAAAGAATTGAAATATAAATTATATTCAATTGAATATATATTAAATACTCAATTTGTAGAAGTAAAAAAATTGAAAGAATATATGAAGGAAAAGCGTAGACTTAGATATTTAATAAATGGATATAATAGATTATTTCAGTCATTAAATAAATTATATATAATTGATAATAAATATATACATTCTTCTCAAAATAATAAAAAAATTCCAACTACTTTATTTCAGATATTAGGATTATTATATGAAAAAATATTAATAGAACAATATAATTTATCAAAATCTGTAAATGATACTCAACAATTAGAATCTAATGGCAAAATATTTATAGATTATGAAAATTTTGGTGTGTTATGTAATGTTGATTGTATTAATAAAGATAAAAATGAATATATAGAATTAAAATTGCGTATGAATGATGATTATTATTTTAAAAATAAAAAGGATTTTATTTATAAGTCAAAGCGTCAATTCTTGAAATATGGTTGCCAAATTGCAACATTATTTGGCGCAGGATTAAAATCAAAGTTATATGTGCAATATTATAGTTTATCTACCCAGAATATAGACGAAGCATTATTAAATAAAGAAGATATAACAAATTTAGTGATAGATGAAATAAAACCATTAATGAATAAATTATTGAGAACACAAGAAGAAAACATACATATATTATGTAATAATTTTAATAATTATGTGAATAATTATTTTCATTTATATAGAAATAATAATATAAATAAATCATATATATAAATTCTTCAAAAAGAATTCATGCATTGTCAGTATTATTAGTGAGAAAATTTTTTTTTATTTTTATAAGATGTAAATTATTATGAAATTTATATAATATAATTGATAGAATAATATAGAGAATATTCTGCAAAATCCACGATTCGGATTTTCAGAAATTCAGAAAATCCGAATTTACTTTTGACTTTTCTTTCCTCTTTTCTTTGGCGCAGTAGGTTCTACATTATCTTGTGTTTCTTCATTTCCTGTATCTGATGCCGATACTGCATCATCACACATGCCCTTACAAGCACATTCATTCGCAGCAATCTTTGCTTCTAATTCAGCTTTAAATTCTACACATTTACAAGTATCTTTTACTGTTTGAATACTGTTATTAATAATTTGACGAGATTCAATACAATGGCGTTTTAAATCTTCCTTGAGTTTTATAAGGTCCTCTGCAAGTGATTTAACTTGTTTAAAAAGTGCATCAACTGCTTCATTATTAGAGGATGTAGCAACTGATACACGTGTTCCACCTGATAAATCCGATACGCGTTGTTCAAGAGATGAAAGCTTGGATTGTAGTCCTTTTAATTGTGAATTTGACATATTTAAATAAAAATAAGTTGTATTTTATTAAGTTGTATTTTATTATTATAAATATAATTTTTTTTTATATAATTATATTTTTTTTAATTCTATATCAATATAAAAAAAATGAATAAATATATACTATAATAATAATACCATTTATAATATATTTACTATTCTTTTATAGCCTTAATACATTATGATTATTCCTATCCGCTGTTTCACATGTAATAAAGTTTTAGCGGATAAATGGTACTTTTATAAGAATAAAGTCGAAGAATATAAAAAGAAAAATGTTGATACAAAAGATGATAGTATTTATGATGATTTATTTGACAAGCCAACTATTGAAAAAAAAGTTCTTAATGAATTAGGATTAACTAAAATGTGCTGTGTTCGTCATATGCTGACTCATAGAGATATTATTGATGACATGTAATATATATTGTATATAAAATATTAGTAATATAATTAAATTTTTTTATTTAGTAAAAATAAATAAAAATAAAAAAATAATAAACTTAATTTAATTATGCCAAATAAAAGTGTACAAAATACTAAATCACACATATCTATAGAACATATTAAATATAATAAAAAAATATTAGAAGCGATTGATAGAGATTTATACTTATATGGAGTTATAGAAGTTATACACCGAATGTTGGCTGGGTTATTAGAGTTTTTGTTAGGTGGTATTATAGTAATATATAAAAATAATAAATTAAAAGCTATAACAGGTGCAGGAGAGGCTAAGCATGTTGTTGAATATGATTTATATGAAAAATGGAAAGAACTTAAAAATAATAGTTCTGATATTAAAGCAATTTTATATTTTGACCATAGTTCAGAAAGCGTAAATAAGTTTTTTCATAAAATAACTGATAAAATTCCTAAAAATAAATTAATTAAACTAATAAAAGATGGTATTCTTAAAAAACATATAATACAAAATTATGACCTTTTTTTTACAAAGAAAAAAGAAATAACTCAATTTGATTGGAAAATTTAAAATATTTTTTAATTAACTATATAATGAGTGCATAAACTCATTATCTTCATTTATTTTTGTTTTATTATATGCTGTAATATACTCTGCAATAGCAAATTTAGATAATTCAATTTCATCACTATATATATTTTCTAATATAATTTTAAGATTAATGTTTGATATAATATATTCAATCATTCTTCTAATATCTCTTATTCCTTCATTATTTTTTGATGCTAATATAATTTTTTTTAATATACTTTTTGTTGCTATAATTTTATTCAAACAAAATTGTTTTTCAAGTGATGGCAATAAATATAAATTAGCAATATTAATTTTATCATCTAATGAATATGGTTTAATATGTATTGTTATCATTCTATCACGCAATATCGGATTAATCAAATTTTCATCATTATAAGTAAATATCATAATCGATTTAGATAAATTAATTGGGAATTCTGTAAAATATTTATCAGTAAATTCATTATTTTGTAATGGGTCTGTTAAATGAATCATTAAATTTTCAATTGAACCATCTTTACGATTACTATCTTTACCAATTTTATCTAACTCATCAAAGTAAAAAACAGGATTAGCACATTTACAATCAATTAATGATTGTATAATTTTACCATGCATACTACCAGTATATGTATAACCATGACCATCTAAATGGCTGACATCGTATAAACCTCCTAATGGTATAGATACAAATGGAACTTGAAATGCTTTACATATTCCATCTTTAACTAATGTAGTTTTTCCACAACCCATTGCGCCATGAATTCCTAATATTAATCCATTTGAATTTTCATTTACTATCCATTGAGCTATATAACGGATAATTTGGTCTTTTGTTTCAGTATGACCATATACTGCATTATTTAATATATCTTTTGTATTATATATAAAATTATGTATTTCTTTCATATTATGTTTTGGATTATGATTTCTAACTATATTTAAGCCATCATATTGATTAAATGGAATTTTCATTAATGTATCCATCCATCTATATAATTTATCATAATCAGAATCATTACGACTCATATTATTTAATATGTCTAATTTTTGTAATGCTAATGCTTTGTATTTATTATCCATATTGGAGTTTAATATACGAAATCGCATAGGTATTTCATTAATAATTTTATGTTGAATTAATATATTTTTTTCTTTATTATCGATATCATATTTTTGCTCATTTGATAATTTTTTATAATATATATGTTCGCGTGTATTATATGATTTTTTTAATTCACTTAATTTTTTATCTATTTTTCTTTTCTCTGTATTTGATAATTTACTATATTCATTATTTTCATCATAATAATCCCAATCATTATCATAATAATTTTCTTCATTCATTATATTATTTTCATCATCATATTTTTCTTGTTCTAGTCCTTCTTCATTATAATCATCTTTAGATTTTATCATTTGTAATAAATTTAAGAAACTATTATTATTATTTGTGCGTTCTGGACTACCAAATAATAAAAATTTTATGTTAAAATTATTATAGTCTGTATCTTTATCTTGTTCTTTTTCGTTTATATTATCAATAATTTCATTTTTATTATCAATAATACTATTTTCTTCATTATTATCAATAATAGTATTATTATCTTGAATAATATTATTATTTTCTTTAATAATAGTATTATTATTTTGAATAATATTATTATTTTCTTCACTAACTACATTATTATCTTCAATAATAATATTATTATTTTCTTCACTAACTACATTATTATCTTCTTTATTTTTTTTATTATTTTGTTTAATATTATTGTCTATATTTTTTTTATTAGATTTATCATCTTTTATATTATTTTTAATAGTGCTATTATCATTATTATTGGACTTATTAGGATTATTATTGTTTTTTTTAACCATACTTTAAAGATATACTTATATATATAATATATAATATTATATTACTTTTATATTGATAAAAAAAATATTTTGTTATAATAAAAATAATAAAATAAATATAAATTATGTCATCGTTAGAGTTCGACTCACATGTAGATTGTGTCCAACACATGTTGATGATATTACTTGGAAAGTTAGAGGAAAAGTGAAGCCTAAAAAAAATATATATAAAGATAATTTATATATATATTCTGCTTAAAAAAATATAAAAAATTTTTTGGGCGGGTGTTTGGTGGGTTGCCGGGGCTCCATCTCACTGTTCATCGGCATGTTCCCCCTTTAATATGGAAGATATGTAATAATTGAGGGGGCCCACAAAAGTGTCGCGGACTGGGTCAGTCGCCCAAGAGTCTTCATTGTGACGTTTTTCGAGTGTCAATTCAGGCTTTAACACCCGAAGTTCGAACCACTCTTCTCCTTCTTCATCAGAGTGAAATGTGATTTTGACGTACATTTCACTGTCCCCGCGATAGATGTTTCCGACGTAGTGAACGTCTTTTTTTAACACCACACGAAAGAAGTTCGGGTGGTCACGACACAGCGTGGTCTTCTTTACACTCGGTGAAGAGTTTATTGCCTCTTCCACCATCAAACTCCAGAGGTAATCTTCAACCTGCCGTCGCACCTCAGACGGAAGTCTCATGTGTGTCTTGTGCCAAAATGGCAACGGTAACTACAACCAACATGTAAATATGCATTTTTTTTATTTAGCCTTAAAAAAATTTTTATTACATAATCATGATTAATGTGTGTTAGTAATGTAATGTGATAAGTATTTATGTCATTTTCCACTTTGCGAATTTCTCTTCATAATCACTAATGTATTTAGCTTGTTTTTTTATATCATCATAAATATTATTGATGTCATTAATAAAATCATCTACAATTATTGTGTAAAATATCGTTGTATTGTCTTCTTCTCGTTTTATATAGTCTTCTTCCAGCTTCCGTTGCTCTTCAACTTGATTTCGTAAAGTATCCAAGTTGTTTTTTACTATAAGGATATTGGGCTTTAACTTTTCCAACTCAGATGGTAATATTTTATTATCTTTTATCAATGATTCTTCAAAATTATGTAAATTTTCTTCTAGACTTTTCAAACGCTTAATCCATATTTCTTGCATTTTATTGGAACGGTCCCACATATCATGCACATGCAACATTGAGTCGATGCTTGTGCCAGAATGGCAACGGTAACTACAACATATATATAAATATGCATTTTTTTTGTAGCCTTAAAAAAAAATTATTTATATTAGCATTTTTTTGTTAATTGTTTACAAACATAAAGCACTTGGACTATTTCTGACAAAGTTGCATCCACTTTGCGACAGTTTCCTCATACTTAATAATGTAATTTTCTTGTTTTTTTATACCAGATTCCACACGATCGATTCCTTCTTCAAAATCTTGAAGAACTACTGTATAGTAGTTTTCGTAACATTCATTTTCCCAATCACGTTGTTTTTTAATTTGTTCTAGATAATACTTCAAGTTGTTATATACAGTATCCACATTCTTTTTAATCTTTGGTGTCTCTTTCTTAATGATTGCTTGAAGTTCATTGTATTCTTCAAAATTATCTATATGTTCCAGATTGCGCCTTACATCGTCCAAACGACATAACAAATGCGTCGCTAACTCAGAATTGTCATTTTGCCTCTGATGTACATACAACATTGATTAATGTATTACACTATGAAAATGTATGCGTGTGTAAAAATGGCAACGGTATATAAAAAAATTATTTATATTAGCATTTTTTTTTTAGCCTTAAAAAAAAGTTTTTTTACATATAATTAAGCAATTTTTTTTAGCCGCACACAAGCCTTAAAAAAATATTTTCTACTACACACTGTTATTCTGTGGGCGTATGTGGGTGCAAGCTGAGTGTAAGTATCTTAGTTCATGACATACTTACACTCAGTCCAAGCCCGCCGTGCCTCTAAAGCAGCTTTTTCAAGCTTTTCTAGTTCTTCTTTGCGAGCCTTGGCTTCCGCTGTCGCAAGAAAAAGCATTTCTTGCGCATCATCACCCGCTGCTTTTGCTCTTGCTGCTTCATCAGCAGTTTTCGCTGAGGAATACGCATTGTATTCCGCTAGCACTTCATCTACTGCTGCATTGGCGGTATTTTGTGCTGCTTTCAAAGCTGCTGAAGCACGTGCTGCAGCTTCATCTGCGATGCGTGATTGATTTTCACGCTCTAGAAGTAGTACAGTTCGATTTACTGCGTCCAAGTTAGCTTTTGGCTCATCCGCAAGATGAACCGCATTTGCAAGGATGGATGTTGCAAATCGCATGTTGCTTGTGCCAAAATGGCAACGGTAAATAATACCAACATGCAATATAGCATTTTTTTAGCCTTAAAAAAAAATTATATTTTTTTTTTCATTACACAGGAGTGTGTGGGTCGTGTATGGATGAAAGTGAGTGTATAAACAGCATGCCTTTGAACATTCACTGTACAATGAACATTCTCAGACGGGCTGTTATTCTACACTAGATTGTGTTCGTCTCGTTCGCCAAGAAGGCGCAGCACCCAGTTGCGCAGCATATCCACTGTTCTGTGGAGCATAACCGGGTTGTCCATCGGGAGATTCACAGTGATGTCGATATCGACGGGTACACCCGTACTGGAGTCCGCAAGTTCTACACCTACACCATCGTCTGAGATGGTTTCTTTCAGGTAAACTTTTTCTTTTATTGGGATGAACTCACGGGGACCATCACCACTGCACACAAAGGACCCTTCTGCGTACCCTTCTTTTTTTTGGGAGGGTATTAAGCGGAAGAACAGTGTACTCCCGCAACAAGTGAACCCAATGACAGGATGCCTGTCCTGGTCCATAGTATACGTTGCTGACATCCCCGCCATCATAGCATGATGGATAATGAAGTTCACGATACCGAATATATCACTCGGGGCGTACAGTGGTTTGTCAATATCCTGTTGCTCTCCATTGGGAGAGTCCATGTTATGTGTGATTAACATCAATATGCCAAAGAGACTTGGCAACGAAACACACGGAGATCTGGACTCCTCCATCGCGGTTCCCGTTGGGGGCTTGTGCCAAAATGGCAACGGTAAATAATACCAACATGTAAATATGCATTTTTTTTATTTAGCCATAAAAAAAAAATTATATCAAAATTTTAGTCTTAAATAATAATTTTTCATGGTATAATAATTGGTAAATTATTATTTATTAAATTTATTTCACCATTAGAATTAAATTTAGTTGATATTGCTAATAAATTAACATTATTTTCTTTTATTTCTTTTAATGTATTAACAAATAATGGGTCGTCTATATATGGTTGTAATTCTTTAACATCATCTCTCATAACTACAAATAATATATATGTTTCAATATTTGTTTCTTTGGCTATTTTTGATAAATGTTTCATATGGTCTATTGCTCTTTGTGATATTGTATCACTTTTTTTTGCTCTAAATCCTTTCGGGAATATAGCTATTTTTTCATTATATTTTTTTCCAATTGATATATCTATATTTTTTTTTTTATTTATTTTTTCTTCTTTTTCTGTAATATTTTCATAATCTGCTAATACAACTGATTTAACTTCTATTATCATTTGCTTTCCTGTTTTATTATTTATTGCTGTAAAATCAAATATTGAATGATTTCTTTCGTTATTTTCTAATTTTTCATTAATACCTTTTGTTTTATCTTTTATAAATTTATATTGACTTTTTAAACTTCCTTTTTTAATGTATAATTGTGGTAATAAATTATTATTCAATATTGATTTAGCAATTATTTCACCATTATCTGGATTAATTCCAATTAATTGCTCATTACCATTATTATCATTACATATTGCTATTTGAGCTTTAAATAATGATTTTATTTTACTATTTTTAGGATTTTGTGTTATATATAATTCTTTTTCAGGTGCTAATAAACCGCAACATTTTTGTGCTTTTGAATGACATATATTATTGCCATTTATATAATAATTTAAATATATGAGATATGGTGATTTATTTCCATTTATAGGTCGAGGAATGATAGAAGTTTTAATTAAATTAGGTAATTTATATATAACTTCATACATAGCTAAATATTTATTTATTTTTTTTTTATAAAAATATGTATATATGTTTATATAAATATATTGTCATTTTTTTTTATATAAAATAATATTACCAATAAATAAATAATTTAAAAAATAAAAGTTAAAATATGAAAATTGCTTTTTATTTATTTACAAGAGACTTACATATTAATAATAAATTTATTGAAATATGTGAAGAAAATAATATTGTAATTCCAATGTTTATTTTTACACAACAACAAATTTCTGATAAAAATAAATATCGTTCTATTAGAAGCATAATATTTATGATAGAATGTTTGCAAGAGTTATATAATGAATTAAATAATAAATTAAACTTAAATTTATATTATTTATATAGTGAAACTTATGAAAATATATTTAATAATAATTTTCAATTATTTATAAAACAATTATATAAAATTAACGAAAATATTGACTTAAATTTTTATATGTGTAATGATTATACTAATTATGCACAACAAAGAATTAAATATATTAAAGATAAATGTAATTTAGTAAAAATAAAATTTAATGTATTTGAACATATATGTTTATTTCCGCCAGGAACAATTTTATCTGGCACTAATACTACATATCGTAAATTTACCCCTTTTTATAATAAATGTATATCAAATATAAATATTATTAATGAATATCCATATTCTAATGATATTTCTAAATTATTAATAACAAAATTTAGTAATAATAAAAATAAAGAATATATAGATTTATATAAAATTATTAATAATCATTTCTCAAATAATTATAATATTAATATTAATGATATTTTATATAATTCAGATAAAGTAAATATTACAAAAAAACAATATAATGAATTATCAACTAATATGTTTATACATGGTGGTAGAAATAATGCATTAAAAATTTTAAAAAATATATCAAAACAATATATTCTTGAATATGAAAGTAAAAGAGATGTTCTTACATATGAAACTACTTCTTTAAGCGCATATTTAAAATATGGGTGTATTAATGTTAAAGAAGTTTATCAATATCTTAAAAAGATTGATTCTATAAATTCTGCATTATTTAGACAATTAATATGGAGAGATTTTTATATGCATATATCAAATGAATATAAACATATAATTTTTAATGGTAAATCATTTAAATCAGATTATGATAAAATTATATGGACTTTTAATAAAGAAAAATTTAACGCGTGGTGTGAAGGAAAAACTGGTTTTCCTATTATTGATGCATGTATGAGACAATTAAATACAACTGGATATATGCATAATAGAGGTCGTTTAATAGTTTCATCATTTTTAGTAAAAAATTTATTAATTGATTGGAGACATGGAGAAAAATATTTTGCACAACAATTAATTGATTATGACCCACATTCAAATAATGGAAATTGGCAATGGGTGTCTGGTTCAGGTGTTGATAGTCAACCTTATTTTAGAATATTTAATCCTTATAGTCAAAGTTCTAAACATGATATTAATGCTTTATATATAAAAAAATTTATACATGAATTAAAAGATATTGAGCCTATTTATATACATAATTGGAATAAATATTATGATAAATATGTTAAACAAAATATATATATTAAACCAATTATTGAATATAATAATAATGAATTTAAAGAATTATATAAAAAATATTTAAATTAAACCGGAAATATCAGATCTTAATAGCTGTAAAAACCCTTAATAGCCTTAAATTGTGATAATAATAATAATATAATTATTTATATAAATAAAATTACACATATAAAAAAAAATGCCTATATAAAAATATATTAATATATATATTAATTATAAAACATTTAGTTGAGTTTATTTTTAAGTTTATAATATGTCAATTCATCCGGAACTTTCTTATGATAGAGATATTAGTCAAGTATCAGGAATACAATTTACATTACAAACTCCAGAAGAAATAGTGGAGCATTCAGTATGTGAAATTACAAGAACTGATACATATAGTGGAACTGAACCTGTTATTGGTGGATTATTTGATGCTAGAATGGGTGTTGTTTCTGCTGGTGCTAGATGCAAAACATGTTTTCAAACATATACATATTGTCCGGGGCATTTTGCTCATTTAAAATTGGCAATGCCATGTTATTGGTTGCCATTTTTTGACACATGTCGTAAGATAATAAAATGTATATGTATAAATTGTTCTAAATTATTAATTAGTCCAGAGACTTTATTAAAAGAACATGTAATAACTAAAAAATTGTCAAATCATAAAAGGTTTGATAATATTGAAAAATATATTACTAAATCAAAGATATCTTCGTGTCCACATTGTGGTTCTGAAATTGCTGAAAAAATTTTAAAAAGTTTAGACAAATTTGTATTAACTTTAACATTTAAAGCACAAGACGAAGAAGAATCGCGGATCCATGATTTACATGCAGATGAAGCATTAGTAATATTTAATAATATTCCGGAAGAGGATATGGAAATATTAGGATTTCATAATAATTATAATCCTCCGAGAGCAATGATAATGACTGTAATGCCTATTCCCCCGCCGTCTATGCGCCCATCAGTTCGTTTTGACACGGGTCAGCGTTCAGAAGATGATTTAACACATCAATTATCTAATATTATTAAAGCGAATAAATTATTGGCAGATAAGATTAAGAGAGTTGAAGAAGGTGGTGCAGGAACAGCAAGTCGTGAAGAGATTAATCGCCGCTTACATTCTCTACAACATGCATTATTTGTGTATGTAGATAATAATAACCCGAATATTCCATCAGTAAAACAGCGTATGGGTGGTCGTCCATTAAAGACATTACTTGAACGATTAAAAGGAAAGGAAGGGCGTTTTCGTAATCATTTGATGGGAAAGCGTGTAGATTTTTCGGCTCGTTCTGTGATTACGCCAGACCCAAACATTGGGATTAATGAATTAGGTGTGCCATATAAGATTGCAATGAATTTAACAGTTCCTGAGACGGTAAATAAATACAATATTGAGGAGTTAGATAAATATGTGAAGAATGGTCCTAATATTTATCCTGGTGCGAAATATGTGAAACATACAGATAAGAATATTACAGTGATTATTCGTGAGAAGAATCAAAGAAAATTAGAGATTGCTATAGGTGATGTAGTATATAGGCATATGAAAAATGGTGATGTTGTATTATTTAATAGACAACCATCATTACATAGAATGAGTATGATGGCGCATAAAGTGCGTATTATGGATTATAATACATTTAGATTAAATGTTTGTGTAACTCCATGCTATAATGCTGATTTTGATGGTTGAAGATTCATTTCTATAGCCATCAACAGGGAGCGTGAAAAGCGTGATACTCCCTAGTCGTTCATCAACTTTACATACGGCGTTTAAAGAACGGCAAGATTAATATCTTGCTGTTGTTGAAAAGAACGGCGAGACACCTTATAATGACGGGAAACTCCTTAGAGCCAAGACTACCACTTCTTATGGGAAACTGTAAGAAGGAACTCGGGTAATGACCGAAACCAATGGTAATAACGTCTTGGATTGGACAATCCGCGGGTAAAGTTCCTAAGTTCGCTATGGTTAGAATATGGGACTCCCTCAACGACGCTTCTTCGGAAGGGGGATGTTAGGAGAACATCTCTGCACGGGTGTCGGTTGGCTGTGAAGACCTAACCAGTCTGAGCTGGCTTAAGATACAGTCTACTCCTTATGGAAACATAAGGTATCAAGGGATGAAATGAATATGCACTTGCCAATTTCTAAACAAACAGAACATGAGTTGTGGAGTTTGGCGTCAGTGCAATCACAAATCTTATCACCGAAAGATGCATCGCCAATTGTTGCAGTAGTTCAAGATGTGCTTTTAGGAGTGCATAGAATTACCAAAGATGGTGTAGCATTATCGAATAAGCAATTTATGAATATTATCTGTAATACGAGTAAATTTATGGGTGATGTATATAATTATCCATATAATAAGATTCATACAGAGAATTTATTAAAAGAAGATTTACGAAGTGGTCATGAATTATTATCTTATATTATGCCGAAACATATTAATATTACATTAAATAATAATTCGTATAATGAAGATAAAGAGGATAATGAGCGTTTAAATAAAGTTATTATAGAGAATGGTATAATTAAACAAGGGACTTTTGATAAGGGAATTTATCAGAAGCATACTCGTGGTTTAGTTCATACAATTTATAATGAATATGGTCAAGAGGTAACTGCGGATTTATTCGATGATACACAAAAGCTGGTGTGTAATTGGTTAGTGTATTCAGGATTTTCTGTAGGTATTGGTGATTTAATGGTTAAGCCAGATGTGCAAAAGCAGATGAATGAAGAATTGCGTAAGATTGATGAAGCTGCAAACGCATTAATTGTTAAATTACATTATGGTCAAATTGAGAATAATTCTATTGGATTAAATGATAATGAAAATTTTGAAGCAGAAATGATGAAAGTTCTGAATAAAGGAATGAGTGCTACTGAAAAGATAGGATTAAAGATGATTGATGCTGATAAAGATAATCGTTTAATGAATATGATTAATGGTGGTTCAAAAGGTTCGAAAGCAAATGTTAAACAAATTATTTCTTGCTTGGGCCAACAAGATATTGAAGGAAAGCGTGTTGGCTATGGATTTGATGATAGGACACTACCACATTATAGAAGATTTGACGATTCTACCCACTCGCGTGGGTTTATTCGTAATTCATTTATTAAGGGATTGAGTCCTCAAGAATTCTTCTTTCATGCAATAGCAGGAAGGAATGGACTCATTGACACAGCCGTAAGAAGTTGCAGTGCGGATACATCCGTTAAGCTACATTTACAAGGCCGTAATTTACAAACTAAGATTGGTGAATGGATTGACAATTTAATGGAAAAACATTCAACAAATATTGTCAATTACGGCCCTGAACAATTTAATATGGAATTACTTGATATTGAAATATTAGGTTATGATGTATTAATTCCAACAGGTGATGAATATGGTAATATTAGTTATGAAAAATTAACAAAAATTACAAGACATGACCCAACTAAAGACTTATATAAGATTAAAACTGCAAGTGGCCGAACAGTAACTGCAGTAGATACAGAATCATTTATAGTTTGGGATATAGAACAAGAAAAATTTGTTCCAATTAAATCTTCATTATTAGAGGTCGGAAAACATAAATTACCTAAATCTTTAACTATTAAAATACCAGATTCATTAATTGTAAATGAATTTAAATTTGATAAATATGTATCCAAATCTGACGTATTATATGGCAGTGAATTAATTAAAGGTAGAGAATTTTATTATTCTAATACTGAATTAAATGAAAAAGATAAAATACTTGAAATTCTTAATACTTTTGAATATCCAGATATTCAACCTGGAACTTTAAAATCAAAAATTTTAAATCAAAATTATAAGAATGGATATATATATAATAGTGCAACAATTAGCAAGTCTGAACCAATGCGTATACCAGATAAGTTTGATATGAATTATGAAAATGGTAAAATGTTTGGTATTTATGTTGCCGATGGTTGTAGTGATATTAAAGCTAACTCTGTTCGTATTTGTAATAAAAATAAAAATATTCAAGCTTTTGTTAGACAATGGTTTGATAATTTAAATATTTATGGAAAAGTTAGTAAAAAACAAAATCAAAAATCTGAAACATATAGATTTTATTCAAAACCAATGGCTGTTCTATTTACTAAAATGTTTAGTCATTTAGCAAAAAATAAAGTTATACCAGAAGATTTCTTATATGGGTCAGATGATTTTGTAAAAGGATTCTTATCAGGATATTTATCATGTGATTGTTGCTATGATTATTCAACAGGCGTGATATCTCATACAGCATCTCCAAATATTGCATTAAATATTACATTTATGTTAAATAGATTTGGTATTCATACTACTCATTCTATTCAAACAAAGAAAAGAGAAGAACATCATAGTGATAGAAATGATATAAGAATTCCTATAAAATATTATAGTAAATTATCTGAAATTATTGAAATTATGGATGAAGATAAAGAATTAGCATTTGCTGAAATTCTTTATAAAAATTCAAAAGATAATGGTGGTAAAGACTATTGTTATGAACAATATGAAGAAATTAATGATATTTTATTAGATGAAATTGTAGATATTACTACTTTGCCAAGTAATGGTGAAAAAGTGTATGATGTAACTGTTCCATCAACATTAAATTTTATGTTAGCAAATGGATTAGTTATTCGCGACACTTCCGAGGTCGGATATTTGCAAAGAAAGCTCATTAAAGCAATGGAAGATGCGAAAATCAATCATGACTTAACAGTTCGTGATGCATTAGGCAATATAGTTCAATACTTATATGGAGAAGATGGAATTAATTCTATTAAATATGAACAACAAGTTGTTCCATATATTGAATTATCGCCTCAACAAATGGAAGACGAATATCTATTAAGTTATAAAGATGAAAAATTATTGTCTTCTATTTTAACGAATGAAGCATTTGAAGAATTTGATAAAGCTGATAATAAATTTGATAAGTGTATTGAATTTTATGAACAAATTACAGAAGATAAAAGAGATTTAATTGTTAATGTATTTCGCAGGGAATACCAAAAAACATTGTTTTATCCAATTAGTTTATCGAAATTAGTTAATAATACTAAAATCTTATTTAAAACAAATGAAATTAAGCGTAAAAGTGATTTAAATCCTTTATATATTATAGAGCAATTAGAAAAATTAGAAGATGAATTAAAATTAACTGATTTAAATAATGCTAATAAAAATATGGGATGCTTACTTAGAGCTTATTTATCACCAAAACAATTAATCAAGAAATATAACTTTGATAAAAAGATATTTAATTATATGATTGATAAAATAAAGATACAATTTAAGAAAGCTATTGCACATCCGAGTGAAATGGTTGGAATTGTATCAGCTCAATCGATTGGTGAGCCAATTACACAGCTTACGTTAAATACTTTTCACCATGCGGGAAGCTCTGGAGGAGGGCATCAAACAGTCCGAGGAGTTCCCCGAATTAAAGAAATCTTTAGCTTTTCCCATAGTATTAAAACTCCATCAATGTATATTTATTTGATAGATGATTTTAAAACAAATTTACAAGTAGCAGAAGAAGTTAAAAACCGTATTGAATTAACATATATGAAACAAATAGTGAAATCATCAAAGATTTATTACTGCCCAAAATCGCAGATAAAAAATATGGAAGGATATGATGATTTTATGCAAATGTTTGAATTATATGAAGAATATAAAACTGGAGATTATACAGAATTATCACCATGGTTTGTAGCATTTGAATTTGACAAAAAGAAGATGTTTGACCTACAAATCCATATGATAGATATAGAATATGCATTAAGTGAAAAATTGAAAGAAAATACTAAATTTAAATTAATGTATGTTCTAAGCGACGAAAATGCTGATAAATTAGCATTACGTATTAATATTCTACCTGAAAAGATAGAAAATGATAATATTGAAGGAGAATTAAAATTACTTCATTCTCATATATCAGAACTACTTATAAAAGGTATAAAAGGTATTAAGAAAATTGCATTAACTAAAAAAGATTTTATGGAATATAATGATGATACTAATACATTTGAGAAAGCATATGAATGGGTTCTACAAACTGATGGAATCAATATGGAAGAAATTTTAGCAATGAATCAAATTGATGCATCACGGTTATATTGTAATGATATTAATATAATGAACGAAATATTTGGTATAGAAGTTGCAAAACAATCATTCATAACAGAATTACATGATTGTCTATCATCTACAGATGTAGGCAATAAACATATTTCACTATTAGCAGATATTATTACTGCAAAAGGAACCTTAGTATCTATTGACAGACATGGTATTAATAAAAGCGATATTGGACCACTGGCTAAATGTAGCTTTGAAGAAACAAGCACTATGTTAGTAAATGCCGGAATCTTCGGCGAATATGATAATATGATAGGTGTATCTGCAAATATGATGTTAGGACAAATTCCGAAATGCGGAACTGGAGATACTAAAATATTAATTGACGAAAAGAAATTACATCTATTGAATATTAAAGAACAAAATACAATATCAAATGATGAAGGTATTAATGATATAGTTATTGATGATGCATTTAAAGATGAATTCTTTAGTGTTATGGAGATTAAAGATAGCAAAGCTCCAATAGAAATGGAAAAGTTTGCTTAAATAAATATAGAATCTACATCATTATCATAGCTTAATTTAGTGTAATATTTTACTATATTGATAAAATGATAGATAATAAAAAAAAAATTTTTTTTCAACAATTTCTATAATTATTATATTTTATAGAAATTATTATAATATTTCTTTAAATCCCCCTATAAAAAAAATAAAACTAAACTTAAAGGCTGACTTACGCAGCAATTATCTCACAAAGGTGTAAAAAAAAAATGCCTATTTATTATAAAAATATTAATTACCGTTGCCACAGCACAATAGGAGCAGTATTGATTTAATACACTATGGCAACACACAGTGAAATTGTTTATTACATTAATGAAAAAAGAAACACAGAAATCTGCTCTAAACTATCGTGTAAAAGAAAAATCCATAATTGCTCTATTCATGGCTGTAATGGTGAATGTATGCATTGCAACAGACATTGTGTGCATTTTCATATTAATGATTTATTGAAATTTCCAATTGAAAGTATTATAGAAGATTGGATTATTCGAACACATAATTGGACCAAAACATTGAAAATCATTAAATCAAAGACATTAAAGAAATTACAGTTTATAAAAATTATTGATAAATACTACTATAAAAAACTTGATACATTAAAAAAGATAGAATACAATGAGTTGCTATGTATATAAAATAAAAATAGAGTTTATGAAGATAATAAAAAGTTATGAAGAAATGAATGCTTTATTCATATGGCTAAATAATGAATATAGACTATATAATATATTATAGTTTATATAATGCCGTGTTTCTTCAATTAAATATAATATTACTATTAACAGTATAAATTATTAGTAATATTTTATATTATTTTATATTATTTTATATTATTTTAATTTTTTTTATTCTTGTTTAAAATTGTATTTACAACACTACTCATTGAAACTTGTGCTGGTGCTTGTATAATGAATTGCCTCATATCGCGATTATGACCAATTTGAACTAATGCTTTTTGTTTCTTACCATTTGATAAACTATTAATAGATGAAAAATTAGTATTCATATGTCCTGTTTGTGGATTAAATTTACTAATTGCGAAAGCTTTTCTTTGCCTAATAAATATGGTAGGTTGTGTACGTTGTGTATGTTGTGTAAGTTGTGTAGGTATTAATGTTATAGATGGTTGTAAAGATAATTTATCTTTTACTTTTGTGTCTTCTGTTGGTTTAATAACATTAACTAATTTATCTAATTTTTTTGTGGCTTTATCAATTTTATCTTGATATTTTTTTTTAGCTGAATCAGTTTTTAATGTTTTTTTCTTTTCTTTAAGTTTTTTAATATCACTTTTTAACTTATCAATTTGTGTATTAGCAGCACGTTTGTCAAGTTTAGATGCTTTTGCCACTGCTTGTGTCTTCTTTGATGGTTTAGATGCTTTAGGAACTGCAGGTTTTTTTTTTGATGGTTTGGAAACACCACCTAAAGTTATAGATTTATGAATATTAGGAATAAGAGATTTAATAGAACTTCTGGGCGATAACATAATAATATACTTATAATAATTATATTATACTATTTTAATTATAAGAAATAAAAAAAATTATAATATAAAAAATAATTATATTTAATAAATATAATAAGTAAATACAAATAATAATTTTACACTTAACAAATAGTTTTTAATGTCAAATACTTATAATGACTTTACAGAAATTTTAAATTTAAATATTAAAACAGCGTATTATGAAAAACATGGAGAATTTCCTAATGATATTAATTTTGTAGCAATTCGTGATTATTTTATAGATGAATCACAAGCTCGTGTAAATGATAAATTCGATGTATCATTTGTATCTTATACAAATGTATATAATTATATTGATGCAACATATACTGTTATTGATATAAAAGATACTGATACAAAAAATATAGTAAATCAATATATTTATTTAGATGACCCAACATATTCAACTGCAAATTATAACTATGATGTAGTAATTAATGATGTTGAAAGTTTAGAGACAAGATATAATCCACTTAATTTAGGCAATGGTAAAATAGTAATGACGACTAAGAATATCTATAATAAAATGAATAAAATATATATTAGCACATTATTTGAAACAAATGATACAGAAGATTATAATAAAAATACAATTGAAACATTTAATAATATGAATTATCATTTATATTCATATAATAATACATCACTTACTATTAACAACTACAAAGAAAAAATAAATATGTATAATGGTAAATTTATTAAAACATATAATTTTACAAGAACAAATACAGTAAATATAACAGGCGAAGCTACTGAATATACTTATTCTATAACTGATACAACAATGACATTACGTCAATTTCCATATTGTTCTCTAAAACGAATAAGAGTATTAGCAAACGCGACTAATGTATCACCAGTTAATGAACCAGACCCATTTGTCTTTTTACATGAAGTTTTAACATCAGATAATATTAATGAATATGTATATTCAAATGATTTAGTATTAAATACTCATAACTTACAATTTTTATTCTTTAATGTAGAAGGTAAAGTTGAAAATATAAATGATGAAAAGAAATTATTTACAAATTATAATACATATATATCCAAATCAGGTGTATCATCTATTAGCGGCTATGAACAAAGAAAAGAAAATACACGATTAGGATATAATAAATTAACAATAACATTTACATCATTAGGTTCTGGAAATTATGAAGTTGATTTTTATATTCTTGGAGTGCATATGAGTCAATATGATTTTAGTCGTCCAAGAATAGAAAGTAAGAAAATTTTAGTAAATATTTTAAATAATATAACTACACAATATATTAAAACTAATTTATATGATGCAGCAGATAATGTAGGCGGAACAAGTTCGACAACTACATTAACTGAACCATTTGCAGTAAATGGTTATTATCCATTATATAGCACATCAGAAGGAGCTTTATCCCACAATAGTTTAACATTTGATACATATCATACATTAATTTATTCTATTCAAGAAGACTCAATTTCATTAACAGATGTTGATTTTGAAAATTATAATAGTAAGAGAAAGGTTATATTATATCGCCCAACAGGTTTAATAGAACAAATAAACGAAACTAATTCTGTAGACCAAACACATTATTATAATGCAAAATATGTTATATCAGCTACTCCAGTTACAAATATTGATAAATCAGATTTAGAAACATTAATAACAAACCCAACAACATCAAGTATAACATTTTTCGAAGCATTTACAGATAAAATAATTACAGAACATACATTAAGTTGGAGTAAAATATGGAATAGTTTAATAGAAATTAAGCAAAAATCGACAAATACGAGTGCACAGACTCAGTCAATAAATCATATTAATAGATTAATTAAGTTATCATTATATAATATATATAGTTTAATAAGAAATGATATAAATATAGATATAAATCCTCTTAATTTGTCAATTTTAGATTTAGATGGTTCTATATATTGGGCTGGTGAATTATGGGTTATTCCGACATTAATATTTTTACAGCCTGATGTAGCAAAAACAATAATGAATTTCCGGTATAAGCAATTAGAAAATGCTAAAAGATTAGCAGCAGCACATGGTCATAAAGGTTCAAGATTTGCATATAATGAGAACGATATAGCATATAATGATGTATATTGGTCTGCAGAACCATCTATTTATGTGTTTAATACTGCATTAATATCTATAAATGCATGGAATTATTTTAGAGTGACAGAAGATTTAGATTGGTTAAGAAATAAAGGATATGATATGATAAAAAATAATGCAGATTTTTTAATGAGTAAAATAACTAAATATTATTCAAATGCACATGCGATAAATTATTATAGTTTAGAAGATATATTATCAATTAATTCTACATCATCAAAAAATAATAACTTTATATCTTTATATTTTACAAGAATGGCTATAAGATATGCATTAGAAGCGACATATTTATTAGGATATACTGCTCCATCTACATGGAATACATTTTACAATGGATATATTCAATTACCAATATATATAGATGGTAAGATATGTATAGATGATAGCGAATTAAGTTCATATATAAAAGCTTATGAAAGTGCGACAATAGGAAATGAAGAAACAGATGGTAATAATGCATTGAGTGAATTAAATATATTGGAGCCATTAATTGCGACACATCCATATTATAGTCATATGTTGTATAATGAGCAAATTAACGTATATGTAAGTGAGTCGCGTATATTTACATTGAATGGTGATCAATATTTATTTACGTCATCTGAATTAAATAAAAATATTAATGCATATAAATCTAAGATAGCGAATGCATATTCTACAAATATAATAAACTTAATGTTATTAGGATTTAGCAGTATTTCTTATGCACAATCATTGCCATTAGTATCTGCAAATGCGCAATTAGATATATTTGAGAAGAAATTGGCTTTAGGTATAAATATGACAAGTAGTTTACCATGGAATAATTTTATATCATTGAAAGATTTAAATAGTTCTGGTGAAAAACTAAATGATATATCAACATCATGTCAATTTATCTTATCATTCTTAACATATATAATGAATTTGAGCATAACAGGTGGTGTAAGTGTGAATGGTTCAGTATTTGAACCATTTAGAATAAATACATCGAATGAGACATTAACAGCGGGTAATTTGCCGACAACATGGGAAAGTGTCTTATTGAGAATAAGACAAGCAAATAATGATACTAAAAAGATTGAATCATTTAACATCCAATAAATAAAAATGATTGTATATTTTTTTCATAATCTGATTATTTATGTATATTTATATAAAGATAAAGATTATATATTTATGTTATTAAGAAAATTATTTTTACAATATTATTGTTTATATAAAAAAAAATTTTTTTTTGTTTCTGCACACTTTCAATTATGTGAGTGTTGTATGTTCGCTGTGTTCGTCATGTGTTTGATCCTCGAATCACACTTCGAGGATCTGCTCTCCGTTCCCTATGAAGCGGTTTGGCCCCGCCCCACTGCTCCCTTGCTGAGGGACAAGATCCTCTCGGTGCCGGAAGTTGATTCGGCACCAGGCAACCAGGAACACCACCCCCAGAAATATAAGCAGCACTGCAACTAGCTGCTTGAAGGAGGACGACGTGTATACAGCGGTGAATGGGACACTCACAACCCCACTAGCCGACGCCAACCCCGCTTCAGTCGTTGTCGTCGTCGTCGTCGTCGTTGTCGTCGTCGTCGTTGTCGTCGTCGTCGTCGTTGTCGTGGTCGTCGTCGTCGTCGTCGTCGTCGTCGTCGTCGTCGTGGTCGTCGTTGTCATCGTAGTCGTTGTCATCGTCGTCGTT